AACCCAATTTGTTCCATCAGGGGACACTTGTATTTTTAGATCCGAGTCTGCATTAAACCTAACTACTATTTCAATAGCTACTACCAATTTCTTATTAGCTAAGGTATGGCTGACTGTACTAGTAGCTATATTATCATCTGCTGCCGAGAGTGCAGACGTTCCAGCACTTGAGGAATACTTAGCATAACCTGAAGGCATTCCTGCTGTTGTTGTAGTATTTATAGTTGATGTTACTGTTGCCATTATATCGCTCCTCCTGAAATCTGAGCCACCTGTTCTGCAAGTTCAGGATTCTGCTGTAAAACTTGTTGGATACCTTGACCTCCAGTTTGTTGTAAATCTTGAGCAGCCATTTCTCCAACAGCACCGGCTGATTGTTGAGCAAGTTGTTGCTGAATTCCGGCTTGTGTCTGCATATCCTGTTGCTCTTTCATCATAGACATCTTTTCTTCTCTAGCTTCTTCAGGACTCTTAATCCAATTGTTTGAATCAAATCCAATAGATGTTATCAATGACTTAGCATACTCTTCCCACCTAAATAATTCTAATGCTTGAGGTGGTAAGTTCTTAACCATTTCACCCATTTGAAGTAACTTATTTAAGTCCGTATCTCTACTAAGGGCTTGTAACCCAGTCACAATTTCGACTGTTAATAAACCTTCTTCAGAAAATTGTTCACCCAATCGTGGGTCAATTTCTTCATTATCTAACATTAAGAAAACGGTACGTCTGACAATAGGCTCCATTAAATCTCTGGAAATAGCTGAAAAAGCTCCGCCTAATATTGTCTCTAATTCTGAACCGATCATTCTAACAGCCGTTGCCGTTACTCTATCTCCACTTGGTATAGCGGATCCACTTAAAAGAAATGCATTACCGACTTCTCTCCTCATGTTTTCAACACCAGCTTGAGTGGATTGAATCTGTGGGTTCATAGTTCCAGAGGGGGTTAATGTAAATACATCTTGTTGTCTTGCAGAAACAAAACCTCCATTAGAAGTTCTAGCAATATCATCTAGCTCTGTTAAACCTGCCGGATCAATTCCAATCCAGAAGGCAGATCCCGCCGCAGTACCTTCAATTAAGGCTTCCGTAAATGACTCTAAAGTTTGGATGTCACCGATAATATCTTCGCAATGAGATCGCCCATAGTTTTCTCCAGCAACCATAGCCCATCTTAAAGGAATAACTGGAGAAACTTTATAAGAACCAGAAGTTATTTCCTTTCCCTCCTCGTCTTCCGAAACTTGATCCCAGCTTCCATCCTCATTTACAGTAAGTCTAACGTATAAAGTATCATATCCTTTTTTACTGTGTTGACCGCTATGATAATAACCATTCATTATTGCATCGTCGTTATCTTTCGCTATAAACTCTAGATATATTATTTCTTGTACGTTACCATCTACATCTCTTCGTAAAACAAAGTGATCTTTCCTAATAACTCTAAAATTAAAATCGTCTTCCTGTACAACTAAAACGTCGCCTGTAACCAATAGATGTTGTAAAGCTAAGTAAATAGTTTCCCTAAGATTTTTACTTGATAACTTATTATACGTCTGATATGAAAGGGTTTCAAGAAAGTTTTCTATTTCTTGGGAAGGTTCCATACCCGTGGATAACTCAAACTTAAAAAAAGGAGCATCGTTTAATGGTAGCATTGCGGAAAGAATTTTACTAGCCATATTAGTTACCCCACGGGCAGGAACCGACGAATACGGTTGGGGGAGTTGATCTTCTTCAGTTAATCCTTCTGGCGGAAGCAACGAAGGAATTGTGAGTGCTGCGCATTTTCTAGCACGCTCTAGTCCCATTGTTCGCTGACCGTCTAATAGTCGCCAGCGTTCTAAATTAGTTTCTTCAGCCATGATTATCTCCTAATTAATCAATAATAATCGTCTTCATCTTCATCGTAATCATCATCATAATATTCATCATCATCTATTAAGCCATAGAAGCCGTATAAGAAATCATCAATATCTTGACCGGGAGCAGTGGGATCTTGTATAACCTCTGCCTCTTGTTGTGCTTCAGTTTCTTCTTCAATAACTTCTTCTTCAAGTTGATCTTCTTCGATCATTTCTTGTTCTTGAACTTCATCAGCCATCTGCTGGAATTCTTCTTCTTGAAGCAATATTTCCTCCATCCTATTCATCCAATCTTGCGATTCCTGATCCCTAGTTTGATCCATAAGATCAGCAAAAGCTTGTGTTTGATCAATAGGTTGAGGTATATTAATGGCTGGCATATCTCCACCACCTCCCATAATCAGTCTCCTTTCAATTAGACCGGACGCTTACCCGCAGCGGTATATTTACCTGCTCCACTACCCGGAGTTGTATAAGATCTTACAGGTGCTGTTCTTCTAGATGCTCTAGATACAGCCTTTGCTCTCCCCGGCTTTCTTGGTGCTGCTTGCGCACCAGATTCGGCAGCAGCCATAGCAGAAAGACTTTTACCTTTAGTTCTGGCTTCGTGTCTACGATCTTGTCTAGTTGCTTGTATCATTTCAAAACCTCTTCGTTCCTTAGCAGCACGGGCGGCTTCTTCAGCTTTCTTAACTCTTTGCTGTTCGTTAAATATTCTTTGTTCTTCCGCTCTTGCATTTGCGGCTGCAATAGATTGTACCTGTCTTTCGTCTGCTTCCGCAGAAGCCTGAAGAGTGGCCTCTCTATTTAGTCTGTTTTGCTCTCGGGTTTCGGCGGCCAATTGCCAAGCGAGATCTCTTTGTTCCATTCTTTCTAATTGTTGGAACTGCTGTGATTGCAGCTGCATTTGTGCTGCAAAGTATTGATCATAGAATTCAGGATATCCAGTATCAGGATTAATACTATTGGCTTCGCTTCCTACAATGTATCTATCTATATTCATATCATAAGAACTAAAGGCATCTTCTAAAACTGCCATAATTTCTGGATCTTCAATCATTTCCCTAGGAATTACTAATTCTCCCGGTGTAAGATGGCCCATTACAACATCTCCTCCTCGGCCTTCCTCGGCTAACATCATAGCCTCTTCTTCCGTTGGCATTGGCATCTCACCTTCCATCATGCCCATATCCATACCCATAGCAGCATCAGCCGCTGGAGTGGGCATGATGCCCATATCTGTTTCAGCCGCTGCCGCAGCTTGCTTTGCCTTAAGTTGTTCGTACATAGGATCAGCCATAGTATTCCCCTTTCTTCTGTTGTTCATAGATAAATCTAAGTTTTGATACTACGTCTCTTTGTCCACCACGAAATGCCCAAGACTCTTGGGTTTCGTCTGGATTATATTCAAGTGGAGGATAGAGATTCTCCAGCATCTTTACGAGTAGCTCGTCTATTACTGGAAACTTTTGTTTCTTTTTCATTAACTCTATCCTCTAAAGTTTTAATTCTTTTATCCATATCCCGTAACATTTGGACAACTTGTAATGTATTAAGTTTTCCATTAATTTGTAATTGTTTATAAGGATCTAACATATCAACTCTCCACTAAATCTACTACTTCACAAGATCCACCAGAACAAGCAAGAGTCTGGGTTCCTTTAGTAGTATCTTCTTCTTCGTATTCCGACAGCTTAGTAAAATCAACCAGAGGCATTCGGTCGGCCATCATTTTATAACGAACTTCGTCGATAGACTCAAACGGAGCTTGTTCATAAACATGATCTACCTTTGGTAGGAAAGAGATTCCTTGAATGTCATCGAAGTTTTCCCAGACCCACGCACCTACAGACATGAACTCCCAGTCTGTATAGTTCACAGTAATAGATGGATTATGATCACACCAATGGCTCTTATATACACGCCATAATTCTAAATGATCTAATGCGGACACCTCATCGGCAGTCCTACCATACTTAGGGGCTTGCATCGGGAACGAGAATACTGCGGTACTAGAAGGATTAAGAACACAGTCTTCAACAGGTACTCCTTGGTCTTTTAAGAAGAAGAATAAAGGATCTTTCTTATCTATCCTAACCCTTCTAATGTAGTACTTAGAATATCTTGGATGAATACCAGAAGAAGTATCACTAAGACAAGACACCGTACCGCTAGGTTTAACACAAGTAATTGCAGCCGAAGCATTGATACCAAGCTTCTCAGCCCACTTAGTA